AATAAAAGGCCGAGGCCGAAGCCCCGGTCTTTTAAAAATAGTTTACTTCATTAACATAAAGTTGTTAGCACCTTGAGTAACTAAACATCTTTCAGTTAACATGTGAATTTGCATTACATCTAAAGCAGATGTAGCAGCACCAACAGAACCAGTAACCCAAGTTTTCATTTTTCGGTCATCAGTTTGTGAAGCTCTATATCTAATGTGTAAGAAAGGACGTCTAACAGCAGATCCAACAGTTTGATCATAAACTGAAGAAGATCCAGCTGGTATAATAACACCTCTTAATGCTTCAGATCCAGCTGTAGCGTTAATACCACCTCTAGTAGCTAAATCATTTAAGTATCTAAAGTCAGATTTGTAGAAGTCATAAGAACCTCTTCTGAAACCAGAGAAACCTAAATTTAATGCCATATCTTCAGAGTTGTTAAATACTCCGTAAGAAGTACCACCAGCTCCGTAAGAATTCATTGAAGCTAACATGTCATCAATAGCTAAACTAGTAGCTCTATTAACAAACATCATGTTTTCTTCAATAGCACCTTGCTTATCAAATTCAGCTAAAATCGCATCAAACTCAGCTAAATCAGTAGCAGCATTAACACCAGTAACACCAGTAGTAACGTTACCTCTTTGCTCAATAGCATAGAATAAACCTTCAGTACCAGCATCACCTTCTGGAGATAAACCTAATTCAGCATCAACATTAGTTGAGTTAGATCCTGGAACAGACTCAAGCATAGCCATTTCTAAATAATCAGTAAATCTAGCTCTAGTATCTGCTTCAGCTTTTAAATACCATAAATATCCAGAAGCACCACCTTCAGAACTAACTTCTATCCAACCAATTCTACCAGCATCAGAACCTGATACTTCGTAGTAATCTTTCATAATGATCGGCTTGTTAGTAAAAGTTTTAAAAGAAGGCTCGTTAGCACCTCTTGTAGTTGAACCATCGTAGTTATCACCTTTTTTAAACTCAGAACCTATAACTAATAAAGTAGCAGCACCAGCTGTTTCAGAGTGACCAGTTAAATCATCTGCTTCATAATCTCTAAGACCTATAGTATTGCCATCAACAGCTACAACTAAACATCTTGATACTTTACCTGGAGTTGAAACTAAAACTATATCGTGGTTTCTAACACCATGTAAATCACCAGGATTACTAGCACCAAAACCATCTGCTACAACGTTTCCGTCAATATCAGATGTTACTGTAAATTTACCTTTAGTACCTGATGAGCTAACGTTACCATCAACATCAAGTGTTCCTTTAAGTGAGATATGTAATCTTGATTGCTCAGACCATATAACTCTATCAGAAGTCATTGCTTCTTCTGCACCTACTTGAGCAAGGAAACCAGAAATAGTACGAGGTCCAAAGATCTCAGCTTCTTTTTCCATTAACTCAGGTAGATATTGTTGTGCCCAACCTTCAGTTGAAGTGGACGTAAAATCTACGTAGTTTGTAGATAGTGTTTGTTGCTGTGAACTTGGAACACTATTTAAACTACCTCCTGCAGTAATTGCCATAATTAATAATTTTTAAATTGTTATTTATTGTTTTTAATTTTAAACTTAAAATCAGAAGAATTACTACCTAACACTTTTACTTTTAATCCACCAGCATTAATCTCATTATGAGCTTGTCTTGGATTCATATTTACATTTTTAGATTTAGCTACACTATCTTTCATAGCGTCAGCTTTACCTTGTTCGTAAAAATGTTTTGCAATTGCATCAGCGTTCATAGCTGTATACAAAGCTTTGTGATAACCCTTAGCGTCTTTTAAAGCAGAATTTTTATCAACAAACTTTGTCATAAAATTATTTATATTGCTTTGTTCTTGCTTAACACTATTAACATCTTTTACATTAAACCTATATCTTTTATCACCGACGTTGTATTCAAAACCTTTGAATTTATCATTGAATAAATTGTTTGTTTTTTGCTCAAAAATTTTAGTGTTGTTATCAACAACTTTTTTGTTTTCTTCAGACTCTTTGTTATATCTATTAAAGAAGTTTATAGCTTTTTGTTGTTCAGGCGTAAGCTTTGAACCAGCTTTAATTTCTTCATAGTATTTGGACTTTTGCCCGTCCAAGTGGCTTCTAGCACTGGCAACTTGCTCTTTAAATGCTAGTTTTTTTCTTTTTATTTCTCTATCACTATCTTCTTCTTCATCTACTTTAAAAGTATCTTCCATTAAGAAATTTATTTCATCATTTGTTAAATGAGGTTTTGTTTGTTTATAATACTCAAAAACAACATCGTTATCATTTAACTTTGTATAATCTTGATTAAGCTTTACGTAATCGTTTATATCACCACCAGTTTCTTCCATAAAATCTACTAACTTTTGAATATTCTCTGGTAGTGGCTTACCAGTAGCTTCTGCTTGCGCAATAACTTCTTCAACTTTTTCAGTTGTTTCTTCAACTTTTTCTTCTACTTCTTCATTTGTTATTTCTTCAATAACGGGTTTTTCATCTTGAACGTCGTTGGAGCTTTTTTCTCCGGTAAGCTTTTCATCTTCTGTTTCGACGTTTTCTTCACGTACTTCTTTGCTAGCTTCGGATTCGTCGCGAACAGGTACCTCATCTGTGCTTTGCTTTCCAGTGGCATCTTCTTCTTTTTTTATTGGTTTATCTAAATTTACTTTTACAACGTTATCATCTTGCTTTGGTTCTTCGACTTTAATTTTAGTAACGTTTTCTTGTGTAGTTTCTTCAACTACATTTTCTTTGTTTTCTTCCATAATATAATATAATAATAATTAATAATCTTACTTAGGTTCAAACATACCTAAATCAAATCCGCCTCCTAGTATATCATTACCTGAAGACTCAAAGTTTTTAGGTGGTTTACCTGTTTTTCTTTGCTCAATCATTTCGCTTTGTTGAGTAGCTTGTATTTTAGTTCTTTCGTCTTTACGATCTTCTTTTTCTTTTTCTCTTTGTTTCATACCTTCAACCTCCATATTTCTTAACTGCATGTTATATTCAAACTCTAAGGCCATTAACTCTTTTTTATGAGCTACTTCTTGTTGCATTTTTTTAGAATCAATACCTGCTTTTATTTGCTCTAACTCTGCTTTACTAGCATTTAATGCTTGCGTTTTTTGAACTTCAACTCTAGCTGCTATTTGTGAAGCTTGAGCATTAGAGTTTGTTTGAGCTTGTATATTTTCTAACTGTAGTAATCTATCTCTTTCTTGCTTTTTCTTTCTTCTTATTTTTAATAATTGATTAGCTAGTTTTATATTTTTTATTTCTCTTAAATCTATAGCATCTTCTAGCTCTATACTTTTTTGCTGTAACGCCATTTGTATATTGTTTTCTAACCTAGCTTTTTCTTCTTCGTCAGGTTGCAATTGTATAAATATACCAAAATCATACAAATGTAATTCTTTTATTTCATCTAAAGTAGCAACATTATGAGCGCCTACTGCTTGTATAAAAGCATCTGCGGTTGGCGAATACTCTAGTATATCAGATATTCTAAGTGATAATTGTTCTGCTATTTCAGCTGTTAAAAATAAACCGCTTTGTAATATATGTCTTGTAGCAGTATTACTATTAGCAGCTGCTATTTTTTGTATACCTACTAAAGCGTTTTTATCTGGCATACTACCATCTCTAGCTTCGTTAAGCCCAGTAGTATCTCTAATCATTTGTAAATAATAATTGTAATTAGCTATTAAAGCTTGTATCTTGTTACCGCCACTACCACTAGTTATTTCTTGTATTGGTACTTTACCTGGATTTAAATCTCCTTCAGAAGTAAATGATCTACCTATTACAGATCCAGTTTGAAAGAACATATTTAAAGCTTCTTGTGGAGTATAATTAGTACCATTACCTAAATCTATTTCAGCTAAACCATCAGCATCCATATAAACACCATCAGGTATCATACGTGACATTACTTGTTGTAGTTTTAAGTGTGTAAGCTGTATCATGTCAGCAAAACCAGTTATACGTTTTACTAAACTTTCTATTCTACCATCATACATACGAGGAGCTACTATACTATAATTCATTTTAACTTTAGTATAATCACTTTTAGGTCTTAACATGTTTTGAGCAACGCTCCATTTTAAAAGTTTATTAGTACCTAATATTAAAGCACCTTCATACAAAATCTCTATTGATCTTAATAATCTACTATAACCACCTTCTTTATCTTGGGGCGGATTGAAGTTATCGTCTTTAGGTATTATTTTATCTGCACCAGTACCAGTTTCTTTTATTTTATAAACTTCGTTCATATAAGTTTTATAATTAAAATATAAAACTTGTACTGTGTTAGTATCTTCTTTAGTATTTTCATAACGCGTGTTATAATTATTTTTATTATAACCTTTGTTTTTCATTATGTCTTGAAGTTCTTCTTCGTCTAAATGAGGAAACTGTTTAGCTAATTCGTTTACAGGTATAGTTTTTACTTCACCAACATAATATATATCATCAAAATAAGGTGAGTCAGTATAAGAATAAACTAAATTAGCAGGATCAACATATTTTATAGTAGCACCTTCAGATGTTGTAAAATCAGTTTTAACAGCACCGATACCTAAAACAGTTAGATCGTAATAAAAACGTTTTTTAATTAACTCGTAGTTATTACCTTCCATTAAAACATTAAGAGCTTGTTCTTGTGCTAATTCTACAGCTTGTTTATAGTTTAACTGCATGTGTATACCTAATTCTTCTTCTGAACCTGGTAACTCTTTTAAATTACTTTCTCTAAGATCTACACCTAATCTAGCTTGAGCCTCTGCGTTATGTTCAGCCATCCTCATATCATTAAGCACGCTTTCCATATATTTAGTTCTTTTTTCAACACCATTTGGTGATTGAGAAAAAGCTTTTATATCATAAGTTCTTTCAGCTATACCGTTAACAACTATATCTACAAACTTAGGTATAATAGGTACAGGTGTCCAGTCTAAATTTAAATAAGACAAATCACCATTAATAGATAATTCATCTTTATATTTTTGTATTGACTGTTCTCCTCTAGCGTATAATCTTAATCTATGAAAATCTTGATGATTTGTTTTATATTTACTACTATTATATCTATTGTTATTATTATCATAATTAAACCACTCGTGCTCTATGGCTTTAGCAACTTTTAAACCATAGTCATAGCTCAACTTTTCAGCATCACTTACTGTTTGACTAGGAAAATAACTTTTGTTAGAATATCCCATATTTATTCTTTAATTATTTGAGACATATTTCCATTATTTGAAAACTTAGAAATATGTATATTTAATTTTGGTTTTTCAATTTTAACGTTTGGTGCATACAAATGTCTATTACAACCCATTATGGCTAAACCACTACTTATTGTAGCATCAAACTTTGTTCTTTTGTTTATGTCAAACTTAGCCCAATCATTTAACAATTTATTAAAGTAAAGATCTCCATAGCTTCCATCTTGTTTCATGCCTACGTGATCTTGTATATACATTTCAATAGCTGCTGCGTGAGCTTGTTTTATATCTTCACTAGAGTTTGGTATACCTCCAACTTCTTTTTCTGCTACAGATAGTTTGTTCCAAACTTTATCTGGTCTATTCATGCTAAAACCCCTGTAACCTCTACGTCTTAAATAATATAATAATCTAGGTTTATTATTTTCTGCTAATATTGGCATGCCATAAAACACTAATGCCATTAACACGTCTTCAAAAAATATTTCAGCCGTAGGTGGTCTTGATAAGTATTCTAAAAAGAAGCTATTAGCCGGAGCGTCCTCCATGCTGAACTTAGTAAGCCCGTGAAGTGCTCCTTTTGAACCTTCACCATCTACGGTCCCGGATATATCATATGAGTCACATCCAAAAGCTCCCATATGTTCATTACCAGGATATTTAACACCGTTTTTTATTACCACTCTATTTTGTAATGGTTGCTTAGGCACCCAACTAACTTTAAACCTACCTTTTGGATCTGGATAAAATATTACGTTTGTATCTTTAACACCATTAAACCACTGAAAATTACCGGTAGTTATACCAATACTACCTTGCATTTCTTCGTTATAATCTATTTGTTCGTATATTTTTACTAAGTTAAATATACTATTTTTTGTTTCATCTCTAAACGCGTGTTCTTCTGTTCGTGGAAACTGACGGTAAAATTCATTTAAAGCATCTTGATCATCTTTTAAACCATCAGCTTCGTTTTGCCAATTATCTATTACACCTACATCTATTAGTTCACCGTCTGCGGCAAAGACATCTGTGTCAGGTGTATTAAATACTGGAACTCCGTACTCATCAATAAATCCTTCGTAGTTCCATTCCATTGGGATAAACAAAGAGTATAAACCAGACTTTGTTTGGCCATTTCTAT